GTTACAGAATTGTCTGCCAACTTACTAGCAATGACAGCTAGGTCTGCCAGCTTTTGACTATTAATAGCCTCATTAGCAATTTTTACAGTAGTAACAGCACTTTCAGCAATCTTGTTGGCGGTAATGATGAGGTCTGTTAAGTCTGCCGTACCGACTAAACCAGTATTACCCAAGGTTCCAGTCGAACTATTGTAAGGACCTTTAACATTCATCTGGCTTACAAAACGAATCCAATAGTATCGATTTGTACCAGTAGACCCTACGCTATCTGCGTATGCAAAGCTATTTGTTGTCCCTATTAGGGAAGCTGTAGTCAGGTCATTCGTACTGGATCGCCAGATTTCTGTATAAGCATGGTTGCCATAAGTCGCCGCCGTCCATGACAAGATAACCGTAGTCATTCCAGACGAAACACTAAAGCCTGTAGGCGCTGGAGGAGGGGTGTAATCACTGGTTGTAGGTAAATTGATTATTGGCGTAAGAGGGTAAGCTGTAAAGCGTGTACCTGATACTGTTAAATCAACCATGCCGTTCTTAAAGCAATCTCGCCAAGTAACTACCTGATCAAACTTGCTACCTCGGATTCCCTCGTAGACTTCAATGATTTCCTTTACCTTCTCTAGGAAGATTCGGATACTCTCTGGATCGGAAGTGGGCGTGGGTAGGGCAGGCAACTTGGTGGCTTGTCCAGTTGGTGGAGTGGTTTCCCCAGCAAATAGGTAATCGGGGTTGGTAGATACTTGTTCAGACATAGACTTGCCTTATATCTCGAACAGTCTCGCCAATTGCAATACTGTTTACTTTGTGAGCGCTCTCGATCTGAACCTCATACTTCTCAGCACGGTATCCAGCTGGTAGCTTAAAGGTATTTCCATCAGTTACAGTTTGCGTGTGTTTTAAAGAACCGTCACCATATATCTTCAAGGTAACAGGGTAACCATCGGCATCAATCTTGGCGGCTCCCATGTTTACCTGATAGGAGAATCGATACTTCTTAGACTTCCAAGTCATTGTGAGGTTGGTAGCGCCACCATCCCATCTTTGAATATTGGCTCCAATGGCTAGATATAGCGAGTCTCTACGGCGGTCATTGTATCCAGCAGTAGCATAGGCATCCAGCTTATGAAAGTGCGGTTTTGCACTAAAGTCAAAAACTAGACATCCTTGTGTACCATTGTCATAGAAGGCGTAATATCGATTATCCAACTCAAACGCTCTAATTGACTCAGGGTTATAAGCTTGCCAATCATCACGATTAATAATAGATGCGGTCAAGGACATGAGTCCACCGCTCTCAGTAATCTGTATCAAACCATCAGGCGATGCATAAATGACACCGCCATTCATTTCCACAATAGAGCGCTTAGAGACACAGGCTTGTTTCTGTGGCAACTTGGTCATGGTCAAAGACTCTGGCGAAGAGCCTGAGATAACGTATGGGTTCGCTTTTGTCCCAACAAAGACTGACTGACCAAATGCTCCAAGACCAACAATCGGCGATTCTGTAGAAATCTGATAACTGATAGGGTAAGCGTACAAAGCAAATGGCTCAGAAGGATAGACGGTGTTGTCTGCAAATCCCATCCCAATACCGTTTGCCATTAAGACTAAACCTTGCATATCCTCTGGAGGAGGTAACCAACCCCAAGTTTCCACAACTTCTAACAATTCCTCTGGCAATTTAGTGTCCACATAGGAAGCGTTTGCTAATGGTATCTCAGCAACAAACTGGAAGTTTGTGCCAGTACTTCCGCTGTTAGATCGATAGATCCGCTTGTTTACTATATCTACGTTATTCCAAGCGTTATAGGGTGAAGCAAGTGTTCCAGTTGGAATATTAGTTAAGGTGACAGTTTGTCCCTTTTTATAAGAGACTACTGTAGTTGGATCGCTCGGTGCTGACTCTTCACCTTGGCTAGAAACATACGTCAAGACATAAGCGGTGCTGTATGCAATACTTGTTGCATCAGTAGCCGCTCCAGAAACAGTCGCCACCATCGTAGCAACATTGGGAGGAGGAACGCCAAGACGGTAATAGTTAACTGGATAATCTGTACCGCCCACGGTTGCCCGAGTCAGATTAGTTACCTTTGGGTAGCCATCGCCAGTGTAATAGGTTCGCTCAGTAGCATCGTTATCAATTGGCGCACGAACAATATTGACATCAGTAGTCCATGAGAACCAATATATAGCCTCATTGGTTCCATTCTCACCAAACCGATAGATGGTTTGCTTTGTTCCAGCCTTAGTCGGCGTAGCAACAGTTAATGGAATTTTCCATGGGCGCAAGTCACCATAGATTAACTTTGTGTTTATGGCATTTTGAGCCGTATCATCAGGGAGTAATTCTGCGTTAAGACCTTGATTAATCCCATTGAAAGATCGAAGAGCAATAACGGTCATGCTAACATCGATTCAGCAGTAGTTTGAACATGCGCTACTCGACTCATCCAACCTTTTAGGAACTTAGCCTGTTCTGGTTTGCGCTCTACAATACCGTTATAAAAATCTTCTTTCTGTGTGGTGAAGTTGTCTAATAGAGTTTCTGGCTCTACGTCTTGAACCAGTCTTAAAGTATTAGGTCCAATTGCACCGTCAGCATTTGCGCCAACAGCACGTTGTAGGAATTTGGCAGACTGACCACTCCCAGCGTTCACGGCGAAGTCAAACACTGCGTAATCAACACCAGAAGGTAACTCATCGCCATGAACCTTATCCCAATACATCTTTTTATAGAACGGCTTAACCGTTTCAACAGTCAAAGCTTTCATTTCGCCATCAAGAATAGGTCTACCTAGATAAGACGACCAAGCACCTTTAGTTACGCCAAGGTTAGTCTCTCCTCCAGCATCATCCTTATCCCAAACATATCCACCTTCTGACTTGATTACTAAAGCAAACGCTTTATCAAAGTTATCTTTCATAAAATTCCCAATAGTAGAAAGGTAATTAAAATTAATAAGAGGGCGGCAGAAGCACCAAGGATTACGCATTTACATATCCTGTCGTGGCATTCTCTCCAACCCTCAAATTTGTCTTCCCTCATCAGCTTGACTTCTTCGCTGTAGATTTCTGCATCATCTGATCCTTTGCCTGTGAGCCAGCAGAAGAACCAAAATAGAAAGCAATGATTCCTGTCCAAGCGGTTCCAAGAGAACCCAGCATGATCATCAAAGCCTCATTGCCAGGTTGAATCTTTTCAGCCATCAGCATGAATAGAATCCCAAAGAAGCCAATCGTTACAGTGACCGCCAAGAAGGCTGGTATATATGAACCAGTCTTGACTTGCATTTCTCTTGCAGACTTGCGATCTTCTACCGCCAGTTCTTCAAAGTTCAAGCCGAGTTCTTGAGCGCTTTTCTGCAATTCAACTTCCGCTAACTTAATTGCGGCAACTTGCTCGGCTGATAATTTGCCAGACTTAATCGCTTCATTGACTTGGTCTTCATCAAGACCCATCGCCTTGGACATAGCAGAAACAGCCATACCAGCCAAAGGACCACCTAATGCAGTCGCTACTGTTGGCGCTATTTGTTTTAACCATTCCATGTTTAATCCTTTTTAGATCTGAGATTTCGAATAAACTGAATAATTGCAAACTCTAGATCAAGATATTTATCTTTTAACTTGGTATAAAAATTCATTTAAGTCTCCTAGACGTATAGTTTCAAAAGGACATTGACGAGAAGTAGGATTACTGCGCCAGCGCCACAGATCATGATTCCTTCAATGCGCTTCAATCGAGCATTCACTCCACGCATCTGGTCTTCAATGCCAGCGTATCTGAGCGCACAAGTGTCGATGTGTGATTCAATCTTTATATCTACCTCTTGTATTGATGCCATAACTTTTCCTAAATTTGGTTACAAAAAAACCCGACGAATCGGGTTGGTCACTTTAATAAGATTAATAGGATGACAATAGAAAATGCAAATGCCAACCATATCTTGAATAGGTTATCATCCACGCATAATGTCCTTTTTAGATAATTCTTTTTTCTTCTGAATGGCTGGATGGCTCTCAAGCATTTGAATCTCAAGCCAGAGAACTATCGCCCATGCGAATAATAAAAGTTCTATTAAATAGATGACTAACCAATAGAGAGTCATATCATCTTGTTTAGCCACAGCCAGTAGGTTACCCATGCGGCGGCGAATAAACACCAGAATTGAACACGACGGATTTTATTTAAATCCTTATCGAATTCTTTCTTAAATTCCTTTTCTTCTTTTTCTACCAATACCTTTAGTTCAACAACCTTAGTCCATTCTTTTTTGCCATACTTGTTAACAAACTCGGCTTCGGCTTTTTCTTCTAACTTAAGGATATTGTTTAGGCGCTCATACTCTTGTATCGCCTTATAAATGAGGAGAGAATCTTTCTCTTCTTTGTCTCTTGCCTGTCGGCGACGTTCAAAATCTTTTTCTAATGCGACATCAATTGCGTCTCGCTGACTAGTCTCAATAGTCTTCGTAAGTTCTTTTCCAGCTTCTCGAGCGGATTTAAGACCGCTACTTACGGACTTGGCTCCTTCGGCAATAGGGTTGATGTCGGGCATTCACTAGTAATCCTTTATTGAGTTACAGGTTGTTCTACTACGGTAGGGTTATCCAACTCTTTTTTGAGTAAATTATAAAACCCTTGTTTACCCATTAATATCTGATCTACTAATTTGTAAGCCTCCCTTGCTTTATGATCAAGGCTCACGCACTGATCAAAGCAAGCTTGCTGTATTGGGGTCATATCTTCAAACACATACTCTACATCGTCAATAAAAATTGGGGTTATTTTTTTTTCGCCCATTTTATTCTCCTAGGTTTACTACGATTAAAAAATCTTTACGTTGGTGCTGTTTCTGGTGGGGTTGGTGTCGTTGATGCTGGCAACCAACTTAAGTTCGGCTCGGTAATGGGACTAACGATTAAATCAATTTGCTTTTGAATTTGCTCGTCAATATGCTTTTTGTAACCAGCATTACCATTAACTACGCTACTTACCCATGCAATAACATCAGCTTCAGTTAATTGATTTACAGGAATGAATGGTCCAGAACTATCTGTTGGATCGTAAGTAAATGGAGTTGCTCCACTAAATGTTCCAGAGTTTCCACTACTATCTGTGCCTGTCAGCTTCCAATATGTTTGAACTACCATATCGGAGTAGCTTCCTTCATCCTTAACCTTCATGGATGTGATTTTGTATTCATACGTTAG